CGGGTGAAGAGGTTTATGCCCGCGCGAAACCTAATGTGAAGCAACAGGTCCTTGACCCTAACACCCTACTCCCAAGTGAGTCCGCCTTTGATGAAATGTTTGATGACGCTTTAAATGCGGTGGTACTCGAAATGGTGCGAGGGGCAAAAGGGCACCCAAACATGAATATGTCTGACCTGTTGGCATCTGGCTTTGCAATAGGCACTAAAGGGTCACACTCAGCTCTACGCAAGTACCTGAGATTCAACCATCAGGGTGAGAAATTGGAACCAGGTAAGTCTACGAAGATGGCCTGGATGTACACTACTAGTGTATCAAAGTTCTTGGAATTGTTGAATGTAAGCGACGATGTCCACGTCACTGGGACAGGGGTCAATAAATATGAGGCGGGCAAACTACGTTTGTTGCTGCCGGGACCACTATTCCACTGGCTGCTTGAGTCAGTCGCCCTTTTAAGTGCTGATGACGCAGTCTACAGGTCAGTCGGCACCCTAAATCTAAATTTGGATAGGCTAGAAGACCTCAATAATCAGATTATGCGTTTAAATTTATTGCGGAGTGGCGCTACGATGGTCGCCTCTGACTACAAGGATTTCAACATATTACATGAGTGTAAACGGATGTCACGCCTTTGGTCATCATTCGCTGACGCTCTGGGTGTGCCAAGCGTCGGGAAAATTGATCTAGACACCGATGCTCAAACTGCAGCAGCCATATGCTCACGGAAGTTGGCCGTTATGGTATTCAATCTGCACGGACGTGGTAACCTTAGTGATGACAAATTAGTGCACCTAATTCGTGGTTTATGGTCCGGTTGGCGATCAACTTCATACATAAACACCGTGTTTAACCACTGTTATCACCATGTCGTCAACTCAGCTGTTGCACGTTGGTACCCCGGTGCTGGCTCTGTGCAACAAACTGCTGTTTTAGGTGATGATTCAATCGCAATAGGTCAAGATGAGTATACCGCATTAGCGTATTTGAACTCCTTAAATCTAGCTGGGCTAGAGGCACAAGCATCGAAACAGTTAG